TAACTCTTCCAAGCAAGTCTCTACCCAGTGCCTTAACTGCAATGTCTGCTGCCTCTGCAAATTCTTGAGTCATTCCAGAAGTAATAACAATTCCATCTTCTGTTACATATGAATCAATCATGTGGTATTCCATGATTGGGTCAAGAATAGACTTAACCTCAAAAGCGTCTTCTGGTGCTACTGGAATACAGTAATAAGCTTCTCTGTTGTTGTAATTTTCTGCTGATTTTGAAGAATACTCAGAGATATGGAAGAATGTCTTTTCTTCTCTTCTTCTTTCTGCGCGATTCTTGAGAATTTTACGCAAATCGCCATTTATGTATTCGCCAGCATATTTCTCTTCAATTTCTTCAAGCCATGCTATTTCGTTAGCTGTCTGCTCGTCACTCTTCATTGCTGCACGAACCGGGTTCATTACAACAACGCCATCTGGAATTACTGCAAATCTGCACTTTCCATTTGGCTCTACTTTTCTATCAATAATTCTGCATTCGCCATTTCCCTTGTAAAGCACACAGTTTGCACAATTAACATTGATGTCTGCATCTTCGTTTTCTGCTGCTGGAACATATCCAGCCCAAATTCCGCTTCCATCCTCATTGAACTTGCCATATTGTTTTGCAATTCTGTCGAGCGCAATTGCCAGATCTCTTTCATCTGGGGTTAACTTTGGCTTTTGGTGCTGAGATTGCATTGGTGTATGAGCTGGAACATTCATCATCGGCATTGCTGTCTGCGGAAGAGCCTGTGGGGCAACAACGACATTTGGCATTGTTTGTGATGGACCTGACTCAAGACGCATTGGACGACCAAACATCATCATTCCTGATGGAGTTCTATTGAAGTGGCACTTCCATTTGCCCATAGATCCATCGCCATTTGGCTTCATGTATGTAACAGACTCCTCATCTCTGCCAATGAGTTTTACTCCAGGCCCATACATGCCAACGAGTTCTTCAGATATTTTAAGATCGAGGTCATCACCATCAGGAAGTTCATTGCTAACTCTTGGAACAGATACGTCCATGCTTGGTATCACCGAGTTAGTGGGAACAAGTCTGCCCATGTCGCCTTTTTCATCCGCCTTAACAGAAATTGTTCCTGTCAATTGGTTTGCGCCGTGCAGAACAGGGCTAACTTCATAAAGCTCAACCTCATAAAGGATGTTTGCTTGAATGTTTGGATCGAACTTTGCATTTATGGTCTTGTAACCAATTGACCACTCCTGCTCCTCACCAAAGAAAGCAACGTTTGCAAATGCTTCACGACCCTTTTCTGAGTTCAGATTAAATTGAACTTTTGCATAGAGACCACCGATTCCTGCGGCTCTCATCTTCATTGGAAGACGTGGATCCGATGGTGGAACCTCATAAATTTCAAGAACTTTTCCAATTGGATCATTCCAGTTGTGACCCCAGACAACACGTGGCTTACGCCTTGTAAGACTCTTAGAGAAAGCACCAGATGCACAAACATCGCCAACGGAGTCTTTGTTTCCTATGCCGGCAACGAAGCATTCAACAATTCCTTGAGCCTGGTCAAGATTTATTGAACCGGTAGTGGCTTTGTACTGAATGTCTGTGAAATCAGAATTTAAAGGCATGGTGCTCCTCTGGTTATCAATTGATAATAAACCAAAAAAACACTACAAGAATGCAAGTTTTGGACTTTTTGCAATCTTTTACAGAAATAGTTTCTTTAAACTATGATCTATTTGCAAAATTCCATGCTCTTCGCGCCTCGTCTGAGGCTGTTTCAAACTTCCTCTTGGCAAGAATGTCTGTATACATTGAAACTATTGAACTTCTGAAGGTTGATGCTCTTTCTTCCTCACCAATAACATTGAGTGAAGTAAACATGATCTTAGATATCTCATCATAAATGTCTTGATTTATCTGCTTAATTCTTGTCATTTGTGAGTCAATTTGGACCCTGGTATCAGCCTCATTGAGCCAGTCCACCGACTTTTCACTAAACCCTGGGTTATTTTGTTTTCTAGAGTCTTTGATGATGGCTGCAATAACTGGACGTATGTCCTCGTCCATCTGCTTGTCCCATGTTTCTATGGAAACAACGGAAGCAATATCAAGAGTTCCAGCCATTAATGACTTTTTAGCTTTTATTCCGCTTGATTTCTCAAGGACAACCCTTTGCTGCCTTTCAAGAACTCTCTCGATGCTTCTTCCGAGAATTTCTTCCCACCTCTCTATTTCCTGGTGGTTTTCTATTCTTACAGATTTTGTCTGAATCCCGCCCCTTGACTTAGTTGCCTGTTCTTCCTCTGGAAGTTCTTCCTCCTCTGGTTGTGGAAGTGCTGTTTGGGCAAGTTCACCTCCTGCGGGAGGCTGTGCTGGTTGTTGGCCAGAAACTTCAGCAAGTGCACCAGCCATGGTATTTGGATCAAGAGGATTTGCTGGAAGAGGGTTTCCTTGTTCATCAACAGCAGGAGCAGCACCAGGAGCACCTGGGACCGCACCGGGCATTCCCGGCATTCCGGGTGGCATTGCTCCAGCAGCACCCATTGGTGCGCCAGGAATAGTTGCCTGTGCCGGCTCCTCCATTTTCTTCTTTGTGTTAGCGATTGGAATCAAGTTTGGATTTAACAGCAAAGAATCTGAAAGATCACTTTCTGTTTCTTTACGTCCTGAACCAAGTCTGTACTCGTTATTGCTTATCAGTCCAGCAGTGAACTCATCCATCAAGTAGCGCTGACGCTCTTGCCTGTAAAGCATGAGAATTGGAACTTCTTCAGTATTGAAGTCAATGTAGTAATCCTCATCTAGTTCGTCTAATGCTCTAGCAAGAATCTCTAAATGAGGAAGCATTGTCTCCATCCAGAAAACTCTTATTTCCTCAGAAGCATTACTAAAAGTTCTTCCTGATGCATTTCCGATAACCGATTCTGGAACACCAAAGGAAGCAAGTATCTCTTCTTTTGTTATTTGGCGCATTTGTATGTAGGCAGCGTCTCTTGGGTTTGCTGATGTATCAACGTAATCAACACCATCATCAGAAGAAATTACTGATGTGTACCCTACGCGTGCAAGGTTTCCCCTAAACCTGCTACGCAATTCTTCTTTATCGTCATCATCTATTTCGCCTCGCAAAACAAGCAACCCACCAGGCCGACCATCATTTATTAAATAGTTTCTGTTATAGAGCTTCGCAAGATTTTCAATCTCAACTGCAACTCCAGCAGACTCAAGAGGAGTTAGTGAGAGGTATGGATCTAGCGGATGTGGTCTTCTTATCCAGCAAACATCTTCAGGTTTCAAATATATTTTTTCACCATAAGGCATGCTTACTTCATAACCAGAAACAAAAGTTTTTGGATCTGGTATTGGAGAGGTTGACTGCGGAGGAAGAAGGTTAAGACCAATAATCCGTCCGTCTCTTCCTCTTACTTTTTCTATAAAGGCACCACGCGTGCCAAGAAGAAGTTGAGAAGAGAGTCTGTATCTAAAAATAAAAGAGTTCTCACCAATGTTGGATTTTGAGTTAAGAACCTCAAGCAGTGTTGATCTTGCTGCTGCTTTTCCTGTAATAATTTCACCTTCTGGTGAATTATCTTTACGAAGAATAATTGGGAGCCTGGCTTGGTTTCCTGCTATTGCATCGATACAACGTGATACCCAAGTAACTTTTTGCATACCTTCTCGGTATGCGCGCTCAATGTCCCAGTTATCGCGATATGCCTTGCCTACGTTTGCAGGGTTGCGAGAAACTGGTGCTCCGGGCCCAACAGCCTTCTCACTAACATTTTCTAGCGACTTATTTTTTGGGGTGTTCCAAGCCATATTTTATTACTCACGCCCTAACAGATAGCAGAAAATGCCAGATGCAGCGCCAGCAGTAATCAGGCCCGCTGGGGCATAAATAAAAGCTGCGCCTATGCTGGTCAATATTATAAATGAAAGCATGAATAGATAAGCGAAAGTCTGCCTGTTAAATACGGACAAGACTTTCATGAAAAAGTTACGCATATGTACCACATTACAACACGAAAGTAGCATAATCTAGACACAAGGATATTGGTGAAGATTATGGATCAAACAAACGTTGACTGGAACAAGGTGCTTGACTACCTTCAGCCCAAGACTCCTCTATTTTGCCCTGAAGAGCCATCAATAACTCAAAAAGTTTTTTTAAGAACTAATTCAATTGAGGCCCTTTTTGGCGGAGCAGCTGGTGGTGGTAAATCTTCAGCTTTGTTAATGGCTGCTCTTCAGTTCGTGGATGTTCCTGGATATTCTGCAATTCTTTTCAGGCGGACTTTTGCCGACCTCTCGCTCCCCGGCGCTCTCATGGACCGCTTTAAAAGCTGGATATCGCTTTACGATGATGTACACTGGAATAACAACAGCTTTGTCGCAACATTTCCATCTGGGGCAAGGATATCCTTTGGTTACCTAAATAATGTTGGTGACTACCTTAGATACAAGGGTTCTGAATTCCAGTTTATAGGAATGGACGAAGTGACCGAAATCAGGGAATCTGACTATAGGTATATGTTCTCCCGTCTGCGTCGCCCTGCAAGTGGGCCCCTTTCTTCTGTTCCCTTAAGGATGAGAGCGGCATCAAACCCTGCTCCTAACTGGGTGAGGCAAAGGTTTATCGTGGAGGGGCTTCAGGATGGAAGGGTTTTTGTTCCGTCCAGGCTAACCGACAACCCTGGAATTGATGCCGACTCCTATCGGCAGGCCCTCCAAGCCCTCGACCCCATAGAGCGCAGGAGACTGGAAGAAGGCGACTGGTGGAGTACCAGTTTAGGCACGCTCTTCGACAGGGAATCATTTGTAATCATTGATGACCATGAAGTTCCGCAGGTCACTAGCTCTGCAAGGATTGTTAGGTTCTGGGACCTTGCGGCTACTGAACCAAGCCACTCCAATCCAGACCCAGACTGGACAGTAGGGACCTTAATGATGTTTGATCAGGGAATAGCATACATTTTGGATGTTAAAAAAGCAAGGGTCAGGGGGGAAAAAGTTGAACAACTTATAGCCCAGACAGCATACGAAGATGGCTTAATGACAGCAATAAGGGTTGAGCAGGAGCCTGGGTCTAGCGGTAAAGCACTTTTGGACCAGTATGCGAGATATGTGGTTCCGGGCTATGACTTTGAAGGAATCAGGGCCACAGGGGACAAGGTAACTAGAGCCAGACCATTTTCTGCAGCAGTAGCCAACGGCAATGTCCGTCTTGTTAGGGGACCATGGATCACCTCATGGCTTGATGAATTTTCATCTTTCCCTGAGTCATGCGACCATGATGACCAAGTTGACTCTGCTGTTGGTGCTTTTACTTTTCTGACCGGTCTGGGGTTGCCACAAAGAAAAAGAGTTGCTATCGTCATCTGACATAAACCAACATACAAATTTACTATTTTGATATTAGGGAAAAATGCAAATAGAAAAAGTGCTTGAGTTCAAGCAGTTAATTATTGAATTAGACAAATTACTGTCTGAGTACTTTGAACAAAGTCCTGACATTATTGAGGCAGCAGAACTTATTACGGAACTAAATCTTGCTAAGCGTGATTTGTCGACCGTATATGACGTAGCCTCAAAAAAGTTCAGCAACTTGATGAACGATGAGAAAATCATCACCCTCTCAAATGGTGCAACAATCGAGAAGAAATCATCCTACGACAGGAAGGGATGGAAGCACCAAGACTTAACAAGGGCGGTGGTCAGCAGGCTTACGCAAATGTCTGTTGACATGGATACAGGAGAAGTTCTTCAATCTCCAGAAGAAATTGCAGTGGAACTCATGAAGTATTGCGCTCCTTCCTACTGGAGA